ATGTTCGGGAACGGCCGAAAGGACAGCACCCTCGTGACCATCGCAGCCCGCCGTGCCCCCAGCCACCTCCCCCTTGCCCACACCCAGCCCTTCGCCTCGGCGGAGGAGGCATGGCTCTGGACCATGGCGGCGCTGATCGCCCGCCGCGACGGCGCGCGCATCACCGCCGGCCGCGGCCTGGTCGCCCGCCCCTGCGAGCCGGACGACGTCGTCAAGTGCCTCGACCGGCTCTACCGCCAGCGCCGCATCGACCTCCAGCACGCGCGCATCCTGCGCATCTGGGGCGAGCGCGGCGGTCCGCCCTCCCCGAAGATCCCGTCCGAGCGTGGCGACCTGCGCCTGTGGCAGGAGGCGCTGGACCGCCTCGACTTCCCGCTGCGCAACAAGGGAATCGTGGACGGGCCGCGCATCGCCCTGCCCGAGGGCGAGGTGCTGCCCTTCCCGCGCGCATGAGTGCCCGGCACGACCGCATGGCCGGGGGCCAGGATGTCTTCCTCGCCTTCGGCGGCACGGCGGACCAGCCCTGGCTGCGCCTGCTCCGCCCCGGCTTCCGCCACTGCTTCGCGGCGGTGCGCGACGACGCGGGCTGGACGGTGCTCGAGCCGCTGTCGGGCCGGCTGCTGGTGGCGCGGCTCGACGTGGACGGGGGCTTCGACCTGCCGGGCTTCTACCGGCGCGCGGGGCTTGCCGTGCTCGGGCCCTTCCGGCCGGCGCCGCCGCGCGCCACGCGCCTGCCGCCGCTTCTTCCGATGAGTTGCGTCGCGCTCTGCCGCGCGCTGCTTGGCCCGGGTGCACCCTGGGCAGTGACGCCCTACGGGCTGTTCCGTGGGCTCGGCGGCAAGGATCCTGCGTTTGATAGGAAAAAAATCTTGACAGAAGGGCCGACCTCCCCGTAGAAGGTCCGGGCCAACGGGCGAGATGCGCCCGGCGGCCTCCTCCCTCCCCCTAAAGGCCTCGCGGGCCCGTCCGGACCTCCTCCGGACGGGCCCGCAGCTTTTTGGGGCAGGGCGAACCGGCAGCAGAAGGGGATGCGCATGGGTGGCCTGTTCAGAGCGCCGAAACCGGCGGCCGCGGCGCCGCCTGCCGCCCCTCCACCCACGCAAGCCGCCACCGTCGCCGCCGTGCCCGCGGTTCCGGCGCCGCCAGCCGACGATGCGGCGATCGCCGCCCGCCTCCGCGCCGTGGAGCGTGCCCGACGCGGCCGCGCCGGCACCATCGCCACCTCCGCCACCGGCGTGCTGGAGGCCGCCGCCGGCCTGCCCATGCGCAAGACGCTTCTCGGGGAGTAGGCGCATGACGCCCGAGGACATCCTCGCCCGCCAGGCCCGTGCCGCCGCCGCCCGCCGCCCGCTCGAGGCGGTGTGGCAGGACTGCTACGACCACGCCCTGCCCGCGCCCGGGGCCGCGCCGCTCTTCGACGGCACGGCCGCGGATGCGGCGGAGGCGCTCGCCTCCTCCCTGCTCGCCGAGCTCTGCCCGCCCTGGTCGCGCTGGTTCGGCCTGGCGCCGGTGCGCGGCGACACGGATGCCGAGGCGGCGCGCACACTGTCCGAGGTGGCGGAGACGCTGCAGGGCCATCTCGACCGCTCGAACTTCACGCTCGAGGTCCACCAGGCCTTCCTCGATCTCGTCATCGCCGGCACCGGCGTGCTGCTGGTGGAGGAGGCGCCGCCCGGCGAGGCGTCCGCCTTCAGATTTGCCGCCGTGCCGCTGCGCGACGCGGTGCTGGAGGAGGGCGCGTCGGGTCGGCTCGACACCGTCTTCCGCACCGCGCGCCTCACGCCCGCCGAGATCCGCGCGCGCTTCCCGAAGGCCGAGCTGCCGGCCGAGCACGAGGAGCCCGGCGCGGAGCCCGCGCGGCTCGCGGTGACGGAGGCCACCTGGCCCGACCCGCGCGGCGGCATCCGCTACGCCGCAGTCGCGGAGGACGGCGCGGGGGCCACCCTGCCGCTGGCCGAGGGGCGCTTCGCGGAGAACCCCTTCGTCGCCTTTCGATGGACCAAGCTGCCGGGCGAGACCTATGGCCGCTCGCCCGTCGCGAAGGCGCTTCCCGACATCCGCACCGCGAACAAGGTGGTGGAGCTCGTTCTGAAGAACGCCTCCATCGCCGCGACGGGGATCTGGCAGGCCGAGGATGACGGCGTGCTGAACCCGGCGACGGTGCGGCTGGTGCCCGGCGCCATCATCCCGAAGGCGCCGGGCTCGGCGGGCCTGACGCCGCTGGCCGCCCCACGCAACTTCGACGTCTCGCAGCTTGTCCTGTCGGACCTCCGCGCGCGCATCCGTGGCGCGCTGCTGGCGGACCGCCTCTCGCCGCCCGCCGCGCGCATGACGGCGACCGAGGTGACGGAGCGCGGCGCGGCCAGCGCGCGCCTGCTGGGCGCCACATACGGGCGGCTGCAGGCGGAGCTCCTCTCGCCGCTCGTCGCGCGCTGCCTCGCCATCCTGCGACGGCGCGGCGAGGTCCCGGCCATCAGTGCGGACGGGCGCGTCGCGCGGCCGGTCTACGCCTCGCCGCTCGCGCGGCTGCAGGCGCGGGCGGACGCGGCCGAGACGATCCTCTTCCTCGACGCCGCGCGGAAGCTGGGCGCGGAGGCGGTGATCGACGCACCCGCCGCCGCGCGCTGGCTCGCACGCGCCTTCGGCACGCCGCCCGAGATCCTGCGGCCCGAACCGACCCTGGAACAGGAGTGACCCCGCCGATGACCGAGAACCTGCTTGCCGAAGCCGTGGGCGACGCGAAGGGCCGGCCCGAGCACGTGCCCCAGAAATTCTGGGACGCGGAGGCGGGTGCCGTCCGCCTCGACGCCCTGCTCAAGTCCTATGCGGAGCTGGAGCGCAAGCTCTCCTCCCGCCACGAGCCGCCCGGCGACGACGCGCCGGAGGAGGAGCGCGCCCGCTTTCGCCGCGCCCTCGGCGTGCCGGAGCGGCCGGAAGGCTACGAGATCAAGCCCGCGCATGAGCTCTGCGGCCCGGACGAGGAGGTGAACCGCCGCCTGCACGAGGCAGGCTTCACCTGCCGCCAGGCGCAGCTCGTCTACGACCTCGCGGCGGAGCGCCTGCTGCCGCTGGTCGCCGAGGCCGCCGCCGAGTTCGAGGCGGAGCGTCAGCGCGAGCGGCTGCATGCCGAGTTCGGCGGCGAGGAGCGCTTCCGCCGCGTCGCCGCGCAGCTCTCGGCCTGGGGCCGTGCGAACCTGCCGGAGGGCGTGCTCACCGCGCTCTCCTCGACCGCCGAGGGCTGCATCGCGCTGCACCGGATGATGGAGGCGGGCGAGCCCGCGCTGCGCCGCGACGCCGCCACACCCGAGCCGGACGAGGCGGGGCTGCGCCGGATGATGCGCGACCCGCGCTACTGGCGCACGCGCGAGCCGGAGTTCGTCCGCCGCGTGACCGAGGGTTTTCGCCGGATCGTCGGCGAGCGCTGAACCGCATCCCCCGCGCGGAACCGTCCCCGGACGGCGCGCGGACGCCGCCGCGCCAACCGGCCCGTGACACGGCCAACCGGCGGCGCGGCCCCCCATCCCTGCAAGCAGAAGGACCCGTGGCATGACCACGACGATCGACGCCGTCTTCGTCCGCCAGTACCAGGCCGAGGTCTCCGAGGCCTACCAGCGCCAGGGCAGCAAGCTGCGCGCCACCGTGCGGTCCAAGACCGGCGTGAAGGGCACCAGCACCTTCTTCCCCCGCGTCGGCAAGGGCACGGCCAGCGCCAAGACGCGCAACGGCCAGGTGCCCGGTGATGAACCTGGAGCACGCGCAGGTCGAGTGCATCCTGCAGGACTACTACGCAGGCGACTGGATCGACCGCCTCGACGAGCTGAAGACCAACATCGACGAGCGTGCGGTGATCGCCAATGCCGGCGCCTACGCGCTCGGCCGCAAGACGGACGAGCTGATCATTGGCGCGCTCGACACCGCGACGCGCGAGGCGCTGGGCACGGCGGCCGGCACCACCGACACGGACGGCCTGACGCGCGAGAAGGTGCTGACCGCCTTCGAGATGCTCGGCGCGGCCGACGTGCCGGACGATGGCGGCCGCTTCGCCGTGGTGGGCTGGAAGCAGTGGAGCCAGCTGCTCGCCATGCCGGAATTCGCCTCGGCCGAGTATGTGGGCGACGCGGAGCTGCCCTGGAAGGGGACCGCAGGCCAAGCGCTGGCTCGGCGCCACCTGGATCCCGCATTCGGGGCTGACGAAGTCGGGTTCGCTCCGCTTCTGCTACTTCTACCACCGCACCGCGGTGGCGCATGCCGCCGGCTCCGAGGTCACCACGGATGTCTCCTGGCACGGCGACCGCGCGGCGCACTTCGTGGCGAACATGATGAGCCAGGGTGCCGTGCTGGTGGACGACCGCGGGGTCGTGCGGATGCGCGCGGCTGAATAGCGCGCTGAACCCTCCCCCGCATCCGCGGGGGAGGGCCCTTCCCAAACATCCAGTCCAGGACACATGCGATGGCCCTCACCGCGCTCGCGCTCTGCTCCCGCGCGCTGCTCCGCATCGGCGTGCCGCCGCTGACCTCCTTCGATGACGGCACGGCCGAGGCCGAGGTGGCGGCGGGTCTCTATCCCGGCGCGCGCGACGCGCTGCTCTCCGCCCATCCCTGGAGCTTCGCGACGGGCCAGCAGGCCTGCCGCGGCTGCTCGCCGCGCCGCATGCCGACTACCGCCACGCCTTCCAGCTGCCGCCCGACCTGCTGCGGACGCTCTCGGCCGGCAGCGGCGCAGGACGCGGCATCCCCTACCGGATCCACGAGAACCGGCTGCACGCGGATGCGGACGCCGTGACGCTCACCTACGTGTTCCGCGCGGAGGAGGCCGCCTTCCCCGCCTTCTTCGCCGCGGCCCTCGTCGCGAGGCTCGCCGCCGAGTTCTGCCTGCCGCTGACCGAGAGCGCGTCGCGCGCCGAGATGCTGCACCGCCTGGCCGAGGGCGAGATGCGCTAGGCGCGGCTGACGGACAGCCAGCAGGACACGCCGCGCGGGATCGAGGACTTCCCGCTCGTGGCCGTCAGGGGTTGACCGCGATGTCCCTTGACGCGACGCGCCAAGACCTCCTTCGCCGCCGGCGAGCTCGCGCCCGAGATGCTCGGCCGCGGCGACCTGAGCGCCTTCGAGAACGGCGCAAGGCGCCTGCGCAACGTGTTCATCCAGCCAACGGGCGGCGTCGCGCGGCGCCCCGGCCTGGTCCACGTGGCGACGCTCCCCGGCCCCGCCCGCCTGATCCCCTTCGAGTTCAACACGGAGCAGACCTACCTCGTCGCGCTCTCCGCCGGCCTGGTGCAGGTGTTCCAGGGCGACGCGCCGGTGGCCAGCATCGCCGCGCCCTACACGGCGGCGATGCTGCCGCAGCTCGCCTTCACCCAGTCCGCCGACACGCTGATCCTGTTCCACCCGGAGGTCGCGCCGCAGCGGCTGCGGCGGCTCGGCGCCGCGTCCTGGACCCTCGACGCCTTCCCCTTCACGCGGGAGCCCTTCCACGCCTTCGCCCCCGCCGGCACCGTGTTCACCGCCTCGGCGGCCGAGGGCACGGTGGCGATCGCCTGCTCCGCACCCGTCTTCACGGCGCGCATGCGGGCGTGCGGCTGCGCTTCGCGGGACGGCGGGTGCGCGTCACCGCCGTCGGCAGCGCCCAGGCGGCCACCGCCGTGGTGGAGGAGGGACCGCTGCCGCTGCTGTCCACCACGGACGTCGAGGAGGCGGCGTTCAGCGCGGCGCGCGGCTGGCCCGTCTCGGCCTGCTTCCACCAGGACCGCCTGGTGCTCGGCGGCACGCGCGACCTGCCGAACCGGCTGTTCCTGTCGCGCACCGGCGACCTCGGCAACTTCGACACGGGCACGGGCCTCGACGACGAGGCGATCGACTTCGCCCTCATGTCGGACCAGGTGAACGCGATCCGCGCCGTGTTCTCGGGGCGGCACCTGCAGGTCTTCACCTCGGGCGCGGAGTGGATGGTCTCGGGCGACCCGCTGACCCCGGCTCGATCCAGGTGACGCGCCAGACGCGCATCGGCAGCCCGGTGGACCGCATGGTGCCGCCCGTGGACGTGGACGGCGCGACCTTGTTCGTCGCGCGCTCCGGCCGCGCCGTGCATGAATTCACCTACACCGACGTGGCGCAGGCCTACCAGGCGGCCGACCTCGCGCTGGTCGCAAGGCACCTGGTCGAGCGGCCGGTCTCCATGGCCTACGATCAGCTCGCGCGGCTGGTGCACGTGGTGATGGCGGACGGCTCGCTGGCCACGCTGACCCTGTTCCGCGCCGAGCAGGTCACCGCCTGGACCCGGCAGGAGACGGCGGGCGCCTTCCGCGCGGTGGCGGAGGTGGAGGGCACCGTATGGGTTGTGGTTGAGCGCGCGGGCGCGCACCGGCTGGAGCGCTTCGACGCCGCCGGGGGCCTCGACGCGGCGCTGACCGGCACGGCGGCGGCACCCCGCACGGCGTGGTCGGGCCTCGGGCACCTCGAAGGCATGGAGGTGGGCGTGCTGGCCGACGGCGCACAGCGCGCGGCCACGCGCGTCGCGGGCGGGCGCATCACGCTCGACGCGCCGGCCGTCGCCGTGCAGGCCGGCCTGCCCTTCCACCACCTGGTCGAGCCGCTGCCACCCGGCCTCGCGGGCGCCGCCGTGCCGGGCGGGCGGATGCGCCTCGTCTCCGCCACCTTCCGGCTGCTGGCCACGCCGGCGATGGAGGTGGATCTCGGCCGCGGCGTGCGCCCGGTGCCCTTCCGGCGGCTCGACACCGCGCTGCTGGATGCCGCGCCCGCGCCGTTCACGGGCGACGTCACGCTACGCGCGCTCGGCTGGCGGCAGGACGCCACCGCGCCGCCCTGGCGGGTGGAGGGGGCGGCGCCGACGCCCTTCGTGCTGCTCTCGGTCGTCACCGAAACCCGTTCCAACGACTAGCCGCAGGAGGCCCCGGAATGGCCCAGCTCGCCCCGCTCGCCGCCGTGATCGGCGCGGGCGCCACCGTCGTCGCGGCCGAACGCCAGGCCGCCGCGCAGCGCGCGCAGAACCGCCAGGCCCAGGCGCAGGAGGCGGCGCGCGTGCAGGCGGTTGCCGTCCAGGCGGATGCGGACGCCGCGGCGCGGGCCGCGCGCCTCTCCCGCACGCTCGCCTCCACCCGCGCGCGGCTCGCGGCGGGTGGCGTCGCGCCCGATGGGGGCTCCGCCGCCGCGCTCGCCGCGGGGCTGGAGCAGGACGCCGCGGCCGCGCAGTCCGGCAGCGACGCCGCCTTCGCCGCGCGCCTCGCGGCCGGGCGTCGGTCGCTGCTGAACGACGACGGCTCGCTCCAGACCTGGCTGCGCGCCGGCTCCCAGCTCGGCGGCACCTTCCGCTCCCTCCTCGACTGACCGGAGACACCCATGTCCGAGCACATCCGCATCGGCGACGTCGCGCCGCGCGTGCAGTACCAGGGCGACGGCGTGCGCAGCGTCTTCACCTTCCCCTTCCCGGTGTTCCGCGCGGAGGAGGTGGAGGTGCGTGTGGACGCCCTGCCGCAGTCGGGCCACAGCGTGCAGGGCGCGGGGCGCAGCGAGGGCGGCACCGTCACCCTCCCCGTGCCGCCCGTCCCGGGCGCCGTCGTCACCATCCGCCGCCGCGTGCGGCTGGAGCGGCTGACGGACTTCCAGGACAACGGCGTGCTGCGCGCCAACGCCCTGAATGACGAGCTGGACAAGGTGACGGCCGCACTCCAGGAGGGGCGGGAGGAGGCGGCCTCGGCGCTCCGCCTCGACCCCGGCGAGGCCGCGGCGCGGCTGACGCTGCCGCTGCGCGGCGCGCGCGCGAACCGGCTGCTGGGCTTCGACGCGAATGGCGACGCCACCGTCTTCCCGCGCGAATCCGGCCTGCTGACCGCGCCCTTCCCCGGCGCCGTGCCGCGGACGGTGGAGGACAAGCTCGCCGAGCGCCTGTCCGCGCGCGACTTCGGCGCCCAGGGCAACGGCACGGCCGATGACGGCCCGGCCCTGCAGGCGGCGATGAGCGCGGCGGCGGCCTCCGGCCGGCACCTCGTGCTGGGCGAGGGGCTGTTCCGCACCGTGCAGCCGCTCGTCCTGCCGGGGGCCGCGGCGGGGCTGACCATGCTGGGCGCGATCCTCTACGCCGGGCCGGCGGGCCAGCCGGCGCTGACGATCGGCGACGGCGGCGCCACGCGCAACGCCGCGAAGCTCTACGAGGGGCTGCGCGTGCTGCGCGCCGCGCAGTCCGATTGGCAGAACGAGGGCGACATCGGCATCGTGCTGCGCAACCTCGACGCAAGCCAGGTCGAGGTGCGGCAGGTCGAGGGCTTCACGATCGGCATCCGCACCCTGGGCGTCGAGCGCGGCTTCGAGGACACGACGCTGCATCTCGGCCGCATCGTCAACAACCGCATCGGGCTCGACGTGCATGCGGCGACGGCGGCCGCCTGGAACACCTCCATCCGCTACTACGGCGGGCACTTCGCCATCGCCTCCTCGCTGCATCCGACGCTCGACCGCTTCGGGGTGCGCTTCTCCGCGGCGCCGGGCGCCTATGTCGCGCACAACCGCCATGTCTTCGACGGCCCGAACTTCGAGCTGCAGGCGGAGGGCCGGCCGATAGCTGGCATCCCCTTCCTGTCGGAGGTCTCCTCGCGCAGCGTGATCGCGCGCGGCATGCGGATGGAGGGGTGCAGCCATTTCGTCGCGCGCCACACGGGCCAGGCGCAGGATCACCTCTACGAAGTCGCCTGGGCGAACCAGGGCTACGCGGTCGAGGTGGACTATGCGGGTGCGACGCGCGCCGGCGCCGTGGTGCGCGCGCTGCACCAGGCGGCGGCGCACCGGGAGATGACGCGCCTGGTGGCCGATGTCCCCTCGCTGCGCGCGGCGGCCTTCCGCTGGACGGCGAACGAGACGGGGTTCGACCGGCTGGCCTGCCTCTCCTCCAACGTCGCCGGCACGCCGAGCCTCCTGGAGCACTTCGTCTTTCCCGGCCTGGATGGCTTCGCGCTGACGAACCGCGGCGTGACGCTTTCCGGCGGGCGGGCGCTCGGCTTCGTGGTGGACACGACGAACGCGCATGAGTTCGCGCTGGCCGTGGACGCCGACAACCCGCGCATCTTCGCCATGTGCTTCGCGGCGGACCGCACGCTGCTGACCGACGCGCACGGGCGGATGGTGCTGCTGTCGGGCCAGTCGGTGCAGTGGAACGCCGCCGCGCGCTGGTGGCAGGGCTCGGCCGACATGAACGATGCGGGGCTGACCCGGCTGCAGGCGATCCGCCTCGCGCCGCAGGTCGCCTTCGCGGTGATCGGGGTGTGCCGCCTCTCGGCCGACTACGAGGTGCGGGCCATGCGGCTCTTCACCGATCCGGGCGCCTCCGCGCCGCTGCTCTTCGGGCTGCCGGACCTGCCGCATGGGCTGCGGGAGCTGCGGGCCGAGGCGGCGTGGGATCCGCCCTCGCTGGCCGCCGGTGCCACCGCCTCGCTCAACGTCGCGGTGCCCGGCGCCATGCCGGGGGATTTCTGCCAGGCGGCCTGGTCCGCCTCCACCACCCTGCCGTTGCTTGCCGGCATCGGCGCGCAGGGCACCGTCACGGTCAGGCTGTGGAACCCGACGGGCGGCGCGGTGGACCTCAACCCGGGCACGGTGCGCGTGCGCGTGGTGAAGTCGTGAGGCGCGCCGCACGCAAGCACGAGCCGCCCGTGCCCCTCCCGCGCGAGACGCTGGAGGAGGCGGTCGCGCGCGTCGCCGCGGACTATGCGCGCTTCGTGCAGCTCGGCGCCGCCTCGGTGGACGACCCGAAGGCGTTTGCCGCGCATCACGGCGCGGCGAAGGCGGCGCTCGCGCACCTCGCCGCGATCCGCGAGCTGGCGGGCCTCGAGCCGCCGGAGGGCGACCCGGCGGCGGAGGCGCTGCGCGCCGCGCGCGAGGGCATGGCGGAGGAGGAGGGATGAGTCCCGCCCCGGCGACGCTCACCGAGTTCGTCTGGATCTGGAACCGCCTCTCGGGCCAGGCGACGCCGCCCGTCCACCGCCGCATCCTCGCCTGGCTGGAGGCGCGATGGGAGGCGGGCGACACGCGCCTGCTGCTGATGGCCTTCCGCGGCTGCGGCAAGTCCACCCTCGTCGGGCTGTTCTGCGCCTGGCGGCTGTATCGCCAGCCCGACACGCGCATCCTCGTGCTCGCTGCCGACCAGGCGCTGGCGACGCGCATGGTGGCGACGGTGCGGCGCATCCTCGGGCGGCATCCGCTCTGCGGCGCGCTGCTGCCGGGCGGGGCGGAGGCATCCTGGGCGGCGGACCGCTTCACCGTCGCGCGGCAGGCGGTGCTGCGCGATGCGTCCATGCTGGCGGCCGGCATCGGCGGCAACATCACCGGGGCACGCGCGGAGCTGATCGTCTGCGACGACGTGGAGGTCGCGGGCAATTGCGACACGCCGGGCAAGCGGGAGGAGCTGCGCACGCGCCTGACCGAGGCGGAGTTCGTGCTGGTGCCCGGCGGCACCACGCTGTTCGTCGGCACGCCGCACACGGAGGAGACGCTGTACGCCGAGGCCGGGCCGCTCTCCGACTGCCGCCGCATGGTGCTGCCGCTGCTGGACGGGGCCGGCCGCTCCGCCTGGCCCGAGCGCTTCACCGCGGCCGCCGTGGAGGCGCTGCGCCGCCGCGTCGGCCCCCTCGCCTTCCGCCGCCAGATGATGCTGGAGCCGGCGGCGCCCGAGGCCGCGCGGCTCGACCCCGCGCTCGTCGCCCGCTACGCGGCCGAGCCCGAGTACCGGGAGGCGAACGGGCGCGGCCTGCTGAGCCTGATGGGCCGGCGCCTCGTCTCGGGCGGCGGCTGGTGGGACCCGGCCTTCGGGCGGGCCGGCGCGGCGGGCGACGGCTCCGTGCTGGCCGCCGTCTACGCGGATGCGGAGGCGCGCTTCCACCTCCATCGCCTCGCCTGGATCACCCAGGCCCCGGACGCGGCGGAGGACCCGGCGACGCAGCAATGCCGCCAGGTCGCGGCCATCGCGCGCGACCTGATGCTGCCGGTGGTGCGGGTGGAAACCAACGGCCTCGGCCGCTTCCTGCCCGCCCTGCTGCGGCGGGAGATGGCGCGCGCCGGTGCGGCCTGCGCCGTGCTGGAGGAGACGAGCCGCCGCCCGAAGGCGGAGCGCATCCTGGCGGCCTTCGACCCGGTGCTCGCAGCCCGTCGCCTCTCGGCGCATGAGGGCGTCTTCCGCACCCCCTTCCCGCGGGAGATGGCGGAGTGGCGCCCCGACGCCCGCGGCGCGCGGGACGATGCGCTCGATGCCGTCGCGGGCTGCCTGCTGGCCGAGCCGGTGCGCCTGCCGAGCCTGCCGCCCGCCGGCGGCGTCACGCGCCCCTGGCGCGGCTCAGGCTGAGACGCGCCGCCGGATCTCAGCGCGTGCCGCGCCCGGCCCTCGGGCGTGATCTCGTGCCGCCCGTCATCGCGCAGCCGCGCGAGGCCCATCGTGCCGAGCCTCTCCAGGCACGGCCCGTCCTTCAGCCCGTCCGGGCGGCCCGCCCCGCCCACCAGCGTCAGCCGGTGGAGCGCGGAGCGGCAGCAGGTCTCGAGATAGGGCTCGTTCCACATCGCAACGGAGGGTGGGCCCACGCCCATCCCGGTTCAAGGAGTGCCGCAATGACACCCGAGATCCCCGAGGCGGGCACCCTGGTCGCCGCCGCCGACACGCCGCTGATGATCCTGGTGGCCTGGATGCTGCACCTCTTGCGGCGTGACCTGGGCCGCGAGGGGGGCCGTGATCCGGGCCGGGCGGAAGCGCCGCCCGCCACCGGGCTCGACCGCACGCGGGAGGAGCTGGCCGCCTTCAAGCTGGAGGTGGCGCGGACCTACGTGCCGCTCTCGCTCATCCGCGACCTCGACAGCCGCCTCTCCCTGCACCTGCTGCGCATCGAGGAGAAGCTGGAGGAGGTGAGCCGCGCCGCGACCGCCGCGGCCGCCGTCTCCGGCCAGCACCTGCCGCGGGGGGGCATCGGCTTCGGCCTGCGCGGGCAGGACGGGCAGCCGTGA